CCGTAATGTCTTCAATTGGTGTATAGATTTCAGCAACGGAAGATGATGCAGTTGGAAATACTCGGACGATTAGAGTGCTCAAGTCAATCTTTTCATCATCAATTTCGTATGTAATACTTGCCTTAGGCTGCAAGTTATTCACTTGAATACGCTTTGTCTGATATGAACCTTGCTTAATCGTAATGTCGCTTGCTTCATATCGACCAGAAGATTTGATTAGAACATGTTCATCATCTGTCACGAAGACGAACTTGCGATCATTGAAGATACTTGAAAATGCAGTGCCCTTCGGAAGAACAATCGTATCAGGACTTGAAGCATCCTTTGCTGTAAAGGAAATCGAGATCTTAGCAGTAGGAGAAACGAAAGAACGTGGGGTGTAACCAAGAAGCTTAGCTAGAGACACAACCGAAGAACGAAGCTGAGCAGAGTCAATGAATGATTCTCCAATTGACATGTGTGCAAGAATAGCATTGTAGTGCGTATTGTATGCAAGCGCGTCAAGTAGAACATTCAGACCAGAGCCTTCATAATTCCAGTCGCGGAATGGCGAATCTTCTCGAGTAAGGAAGTCAATCAGGTTCTGCTTGATCTGTGAGAAATCAAGTTCAGTTACATTTAGGTTCTGCTGGATTGCCATTATCTTAGTCGAGTAAGGAAGAATTCGATTGAATTTGCGGAGTCATCATAAAAGACGCGGAAACTAACAGTGACTCTATATGCATTTCGGTCAGAGTCATCTACGACATTTACTTCTACGTCAGTGACACGTGGTTCATGATTATTTATCACCTTAAGAATAGCATCTTTCAAAGCAGTTGCCGTGAAGATGTGAGCAGGTTCAAATAGTAATGCCGTTAGACCAGATCCAAGAGTAGGTTGAAATGGTCTGTCATAGAAGTTCGTAGCCATCAGATTTTTGATGGAGTTCTTCACTGCATCAATGTCAGTGACCGGACTAATATCCTTGGAAATAGGATTGATGACAAACGACAAGTTCAGATCGCTGTAGATACGAGTGAACGCAACATTAGTGTTGACTCGGCCTGTCTGATTGAAGTCTGAAAGAATCTTGCTCATTGCGCTATTGCTATTTATCAGCAATTAAGCGACATTTGAACCAGAACCATATCGTTGTTGTGCTAATCTATACTGAGGACCAGTCTGCGTTCCTTTACTGACAAGATAGACCTGAACATTCGCAGTGTTCTTGTAGAACTCTGGTGTGCTAGTGAAGATGTCAGGCTTCTGATAAGTAAGCTTAGCGTTTCCTGTGTCAGTAACTTTGTAAAGACCAGATGGATTTCTTCCGGTCGGATCATAGATAGTGCCGTCCTTATTCTTAAGGAGAAGAACAGAACCACCTGGGAAACGAGATGATGCGCATGTGAAGTCGCTTTCAAGAGGACCATAAGCTCCGCGATATGCGTCAGAAAAGTTAAGTGTTCCTGTCTTGATTCCGCGAGCTTTAAGCTTTGCGTCTTGCTGCTGAATGTTGTATCCTTTGCTTTCCCAATACTGAGTTAGTTCAGCCGGACGTTGTTCAGGCTTAATGTCAAGGAATGTAGTGAAGTCTTTATCTGGTCCGCTGTATGTAGTAATACCGATTGATACTGGTTCTCCAGATGCTGGCGTATTCCGATTGAAGAACATACGAATAACATCAACGTTATTTTGAATCAGCTTAGCGCAAATTTCACCTCGTAGTTTGAAGTTATCTTTGATGTCGTTTGGCCATGATGCGTTACGAATAAGTTCATCATCAATGTTCTTTAGATACTGAGCATGAATAGCTCCATCTTGACTTGAATCAGTTGTCTTGGAGATACGATCGTGATATCCCATTGTAATTGTCGTAAGAACAGAAATCATCTTTGCGCGTTCGCTTGACTGCTCTTGGGTACTGTCAATTTCAAGCTGTTCTTTCAGCTGGAATGAAAAAGCACCGTAGTTATCACGAGGAGATGTATCATATCGCGGAGCTTGAACGCCTGCAAGCACGCCTGGAATTTGTTCAGGGAGAACATCAGTTGGAGTAAGCGTTGGTTTTGGCGCTTCAGATCCATCAGGAAAGAAGTTAGCCTGTCCGCAAATACCTGATGTTAATGCATTCTCGATCTTCTCATTGATATTATTGAGTGTCGGATATTTAGCAATGATGCCTTCGATCTTAGCTTGCAGAGCATCACCAGTTAGTCCTTTTGCCGCAAGAACATCACTAAGGAATGTTTCAGGATCTTCTTTTAGAGCCTTAATGTTATCTGTGATGTTCTGAACTACTTCAACTGCGGCCTGAGCTGTCGTGACCATTGCTGCAAGCTTTTTGACATTGTCATTCTTGCGAATAATCTCAAATGCTTTTTCTGTCGCAAGATCAAGTAGACGCTGCGGGATGTTCTTCGCACAATCCGCAAGAGAGTTAATGTTTGCAACCTGTTTGATTGAATTTACATCAAAGTTCAACAGGATGTCTTTATCCTCGATCTCGCCGTAAGTAGCATTCTGCTTTTCTTCGAGGGAAGTGTTATCAAATGTAAAAACGATTAACTTAGACGGCTTTGACTTGTTGCCATAAATGTCAGTTGCTGCTTCGTCTTCAACACTAAACTGAACTTCACCATTCTTAAGTGGACTAAGCTTGACAAAGTATTGTGAACCTGAACCTGAGAACGAATACACACGAGCATTCACGAGAGTAAGATCATTCGCAGCAAAGCCTGTCACATCACGGTCAAACGTAATCGTAAATGGAATCTTCTTTGCATTTGTAACTGGATTGTTGTTATGCGTAATCGTTACAAGAGGACGAATTGAAAGAAAGTTTCGTGTAAGAACATTTGATGCTGCATTTGTATCAAAACCTGGACCTGGACCAGTAGCTACACCTGCAGGAACTGAAACAGAGACTGATCCTCCTTGTGTACTTGGATTTACTTCCAGCACCCAGATGCCGCCCCCTCCGTCAGTTAGTCTTACGCCTGTTCCACCTGTGACAGTGATTTCGCTGAGCTCAAGACCTGTCACTACTGCACCAAACGTAATGACGAATGGAATTGGAGTCACATTCGTATTAAGAGGTGCGACAGAAGTAACTGTTGTTGCGATAGCCATTAGTTAAGATTGATTCGTGATCCGTTTAGAGTTACATCTCCGCTTGCATCAACTGTTGTAGTTCCACCAGATGACAGTGAGATAGATGAACCAATGTCCATTGTTAGAGCTCCTCCAGTTTCATGTGATTCAGTACCACCGCAATAGAAAGTCATATTTGAGTTAGCTCCTATGTCAAGGGTTTCGGCAACAAAGGAGCACTTGCCGCTCGTCATGATCTTACTTGAACCTGACACAATCTCTTCGTGGTTGCCACCAACGATATGACTTGCATCAGCCATTGCTTTATGCGAATACTTACCAGTGATAGTTACATCTCCAGTTCCGTTCACATGATTTGTCATGTTGCCATGAACGATCTCCTTCTTATCACCTCCAATGTTTAAAGCATATTCTCCACTAAGCTCTACTAAGTGACGTCCACCGATCTTCTGAATTACATTGCCTTTGATTGTCTCGATCTTATCGCCATTGATTTCAGTGATTTGATTACCCATGACAACTGTCTTTGCATCACCAAGAACAGTGATGTTGCAATTACCCTCAACGATGATGTTATCATCTTCATGAATAACTCGATAGTTTGAACCAACAACAATCACAGTGCGATTGCCACCTGAGTCCAATTCTTCGGATGTTCCTGACTTATGTTGAGTAAAGATACGTTCAGAACCTAGCGTATCGTTAGTCTCGAAGATATGTCCTGAACGAGTTCTTCTTACGTGAACATATGGATACACTCCACCTGTTTTATTAGGCTGAGGAGGTGACCACGATTCATGAGGTTGAGACATACAGATATTTATTAAGCTAATACAGAAGGCGCGCTAGATCCGCTCGCACTTGGTGAAATTGTAACTGCGCTTCTAACCGATGACATGTTTCGAGACTTTTCCCAAACACCATTTCCTTCGCGCGATCCCTGAGCATTTGTGTTTCCTTCAATGCAACGGAAGTTTCCACTGATGTCACTATTCGTACTTGCGATTCCAATGTGGCTAAAGCTATAAATGACAAGATCACCTGCTCTAATTTGAGTTGGTCTCATCGATAAAACGGCTGCCGGATATTTACTTCTTGCCCATGCTTCAAATCCACCACCTCTGTATGCAGCAGCAGTTTTTGGTCGATCTTGTTCAGAAAATAATCCGCTCTGTTGAATACACCAGCAAACAAACGCTGCACACCAAGGTTGTCTTTCATTGTATCCGCTACGATATGATGTAGCTGCCCAATACTTTGCAATACCTGGTCCTTGGTTCTTTGATGTTTCGCGAACTCCAACCTCGCCTCTGGCAACTGAGATAAGACTACCTACATTTCCATTTACTTGAATAGGAACTTGTGGACCCTGAAGAGTCGATGCATAACCTGGTCTTCCAGTCGCAACAGAATTGAAATTTGAAATTTCGTTTGACTGACCCAAGTAGGCTTCATTGCTTCCATATCCATAAGTAGTCGCTCCTGCAGGAATATCCGATCCAAATGCAGACGGAAATACTCCATGCGGATCACTAAAGCCTTGTGTAGGATCGCCTGGTGTTGAGAACGATGGAATTGAACCTACAACAACAGCATCTTGAAGTTCTCCTGCATCTCTAAAGAAACCGAATACCCAAGAACCAGGAAGAAGACCTATTGGTGTTTCACCAATGCCATTCATTGCTGCACTTGTGACCGGAAGAATGCAAGTTGACCATGGAAGGTCTTCGGTCGGAAGATCGAACTTGCTTGGTGTATGATAGTTAAAACAACGCACGCGCACGCGACCCATCTGCAATGGATCGTTGATATCTTCAACTACGCCTGTGAACCAATTAGTGATATTCATTATGCTTCCTTAATAATCTGCACCTTGCATGTGTAAATACCATCTTTGAAAGAATGCGCAACTGTTGCTACAATGTAGTCACCAGATAGAGATTTATCAATGATCTCGTTCTTTCCTAGCTTTTCATATTCACCCATGTCAACTGCTTTTGGAATTTCAATTGAGATCTTACGCCCAGGATTTAATTCAAGGTCTCCATAGACAGCAATCATGTGAGTGATTGCATCCATGTTAGCGTAAAAAGACTTTGCACGAGCAATGTTCTCTAGGATTGGGCCTGAAGAACTATTTGGATTTCCATCATTAGCTGTTGTATTGACTGACAGGTTACTAATGCTTGCTCCTTCAAATTGATTGATTGACTTTAGACCAGATGAAAGTAGACCAAACGTAAGAGTTGGGTTATCACTAAATAGATTCTTACTTGGATTCAATTTTGCTGCAGACAATAGACTATCCTTTGAGTAATCAAAAACTCTATCAGAGTAAGTCTTGTTTGCGACATCAGTGATTCGAGTGACAGACGAGAATCCACCTTTCAGTGCCTGATTTAATTTGTCAAGTTTGATGTTTGACTTCATGTCGAGAACACGGCGAGCGTTCTCCTTGTAAAACTGATCAGTTCCTGTGCGGTTCTGAAGATACTGAAGATACTTGTATTTGTGCTTTTGCGCTATCGTGTTCTTTGATGACCACATATCGGACAGTGACATGAGTTGAATCTTGTCACTAGACACAGTGCTGAACGTGAAAATCGGACTACCAAAAGAATCAAACGATTTGCTTCTAAGCCATTCTACTGCCTTAAGAGGAGACTGAATCGTAATGATTCCATCGAATGAACTTACGCAAATACTCTTAGCATCGGTTTGAACTCCAAGATCATCAGAAAAGATTTTCTGAATGTTTGCTAATGGGTTACCTTTGACAGAACGACAAATACGATTAAGCGCTGACTTGTATGCAAATGGAGAAACCGCAACAATGTTGTATTCCTGAACGTTTGGTGAAGATGCTAGCTTCTCATAGTTAGGATATTCTTTAACAGTGAATTCTTGCTTAACTCTCTGTATTGCATCCTCTCCATTGTTTCTTTCAATCTCAAGTTGAATCGTTTCTTGTCCGCTTAAAGCAAAGTCTTCAAAGAAGTTGATCGTGTCTCTAATTCTTAGATTAAGAACGAGCACTGGACTAAACAGTTCCTCCGTAATTGAAAACGAAGTAACAATCTTAGAGATATCAAATTCTACTCCACTTGCATTGACGCACATGAACTTCTTAACGAGGTAAGCCGATGGAATTGTGGCTTGCCCAGTCGCGTCAATTCCCTTAGGAGTATTTCTATGTGGGTCTTTAACCATTTAGAACATTGAAGTATTCGTTAACAAAGTCAAGGATTCGGTCTGGACGAATCACTCGAATCTTTCTCTTGCTATCATTGATAATCTCTTCCCGCTCAAAGTTACTGATGTATTTAGGAGAGATGATATCTGGGTTTGTAATGATATCATATCCAGATCGCGAGATTCTTTCTCCGTCGGAATTCTCGACATAATAGACACTTGCGGCATTTCGATAGCTTTCCCATCTTACGTTTGTAGGAGCAGCAACAAACTGTTTTGAGAATACATAGCCAGATTCGACTGCTAGCACACCTGCTGCAATTTCATCAGCAGTCGTTCCGCCGATTGTACTTGGATCTACAATTGCGGACGGATCAATTTCAGAGTAAATCGCAATGTGTCTCTTTACGAATTCTTCTCGAAGCGCTTCACATTCGATGTATTCATCGCTTTCTTCATCGAATGGATTCTCCCAAATCCAACGATAGAATAAATTGCTCTTTACAAATGGCGTGACATTAGACAGCAGCGAATCATCAGAGACTCGACGAATGTCATACACAACAAGCTGAAGCGTATCGTTATCATACTTGAGAATCTTTGCTTTCTCAGTACCACCTTCATTTGTCACTCGAAGATATGGGAGGTATTTTCCTGAAAGATCAGAAAGATTAAATAGACCGCTTATGATAGTTCCGTTATTTGCGTCTGACGCAGGTAAGAATGTGATAGCAGAATACTTGTCATATTCAGTCTCAAGCATTCGTTCAAACTGTTGATTCGATAATGGCCAAGCATCACCAAGTCCGTTTCTAAGATCATTGTTAATGATGAACAGAGTCCAATGATAAGATGGAGTATCATATAGACGATATGAAATCGTGTCAGGTCGATCACCATCTTCTATTTCGTAAAATGTGTAATACGTGCTCTCGTTTGCATAGAGAGAATTGACGTTTACATTATTGACAATATTCGTAAGGTTAAGGAACGTTCCTTCTCCATCAATATTGTATGCAATCTTGGGGAATCTTGAAAAGAAGTTTTGCGCCATTGTGTTTATGAATTTGCTTGTGCTGCTTCTGCGCGTTGAGCTGCAGATAAAGCTCGCTGTATTTCTTGTGCTTCATCAAGAACATAGCTAGTGAAATCTCCATCTCTAAATGGATTATCAATTAGCTTTTCAATGTCCTTCTTAACAAGAGCACGGGTTTCCATAAATGTAAGCTGAAGTTCAACATCAATTGGGCTTCCGTCAGCATGAAACATATTCCCAGATGGGTTGTATGAAGTGTTCATGCCAGTCAAGTAAGTTTCAAAAATCTTTGGGATGTATTCAATATCATTTCCACCCTTCTGGAAATTGATGTACCATGTTGGTGGAAATTTCAATTGTAACGCGTTTCCTTCAGGATAGAGACCTAATCTAAAAGTATCAATGATTGCACGAATGATGTTACTCTCAACCTTACTACGAGACACTAGTTTGAACGAGAACGAAAACTGACGCGTCGCCATTCCCGTAAATTCAGTCACTAGATTTTTGTTCACTGTCGTAGATGAAGCAACAGTTGCTACTTCTTGAACATCTCGACCAAGTCCACCGCTCTTAGCAATTAGCTGAGAAAGAGATGCCAGATCTTTTGGCATAGATGATTTAAGAGCGCCAATGGTTTCCGAAATTGCAGCAGATGCACTGCCTGCACGTGCTGCCGTCACTGCAAGCGCGCCAGCAAATCCAATCTCGCTGGAGTTGTAAGACGCAGAATCGCCAAACTGCATTGATTGAGGAATAGGAAAAACGATATGAGTATCTGATTCTGCTGCACTAACTTTATTTCTAAAGACTACAACTGGTC